TCTAGGCTGTCATGCGGTCGTCAACTAAAGCTCCGATAAAATCATCCACACTTTTCGCTTTAGCAGCACCCGCTGGCAGCACGCCAGTTGAACTAACCCTTGTCCCGCCCGCCCGTTTAGCAGCCGATGACTGCTTTTTGGCTTTGGAGATACGTTCAGCTTCAGATTTAGCCTTAATATCAACATTTATCTTGGCCGCAACTTCGTCATTGGCTGCTATCGCCATCTTGTAAGCCGTGGCAAGATACTGTTCGCTAGTAAGTCCGGGTTTGCTTTCACGCAACGCTGAGACAATTGGGATCATCTCGGATTCAAGTTCACCATAGAATGGATTGTCAGATGCAAATCCATCGATGACGCCCGAAACGACGGCCCCTTCTTGTTCGCTTTGCTGCGCTTGCTGTTGTGAGAAATGATTTTCGAAGCCTTGCAAACGATTTTGCATGGCAAGCATTTGAGGATCGACGTGGTTCTCCACGCCGGGTTCAGTTAAAGCAGAAATAGGAATTCCACGTTGATTTAACAGGTAGCGAGAGAACCCCACCGGATCGCTTGCTGCATAGTCGGAAAGGGCAAATAGCTGACCGATTGCGGTGCCGTCGTCCATTCCGTCCATTGCAAACTGCTGTCGGCGAGGCGCAATGGCCTGTTCCAACTTATCGTAAATCTTCCGTTGCTCTGCGACTTCCATAGTTTTCCGCGTGTAATCTGCCTCTTGGGCCTTAACGCGATCTGAAATCCATTGCTGACTTTCAGGCGGCAAGGTGTAAAAGGCTTCGCGGTCTTTCGCTGACATAGATTGCGGGGCTGTGATGGTCTGATTATCAGGTTCAGAACCTTCGCTCTCTGTGTTGCTTTCTGTTGTTTCGTCAACAACGTCATCTGTGTGCGCTTCTTCCGAAGCACTTTGTTCTTCTATGACGGGTGCAGATTCTTCAGATGAATCCGCTTCCAGAACGTCAAACTGTTCGCCCATGAAGTCGTCCATGGACTGGGTTTCTACAACGTCTTCGGTAACTTCCGACATATCTTTTCCCTTTTAAAAGTCTATTTGACTCGCAATGGCGTCAACGGATTTGTCGATGGCTTTATCCATCTCTGCGTTGATCCGCTTCTGTCCGTGTTTCTTAACGTCTTCAAATTCGCCCTTTTCTTGAATTCGGCAGTCATGCTTGAGCAAGTTGGCGTTGTGTTCTGCCTTACCTTCTATTTGGCGTCCGGTTATTGGGCAATTGTAGGCTTCATAGTCGCCGGTTACCATTGGCGCTGCTAAGTGAGACCGTTTGGACTCCAAATACACTCGTTTGCCTGGTTCAACGGGCTTGTGAGACCATTCGATCTTGCTGTAATTGTCTTTGTAACCGCTCATCATCACCCCCTACATCAAAACTGTTGGTTCTTCGCCTTCGCCTTCAGCAACCATGATTGTGGTCTCAGACAGAGGAATATCACCGCCAACCATGCGCGTGGCAGCTATAACCTCATTAATACGCGACATTATCTCCGATGCGCGGTTTAGAGCCTGTTCCGGGTCAGTTAGACTGCCCTCTGGGCCACTAAATTCAGCCATGATGGTCTTCGCGAGATCGACCTGGCGCTGTTTGTCGGCTTCACTCGCGTCAAACTCCATACGGTCGCGCGCCATCTGCATGTCGGCTTGTATCTTCATGCCTGGGTCTGGCTCCGGCTTCTGTGCCTCATACTCTTTGAGGGACATTTCGCGTTCTTTTAACGCAATTTCCTTCTCAGCCATCATCATGTCGGCTTGCTTGGAAGACGATTCCAGTTCCATCTTGGCTTGCTCAAGCTGCGCCTTTTGCTGCACTTCTTGTGCTTTGAGCGCGGCGTTCTGCTGGTCCATCTGCATCTTCATTTGGGCTTCTTGTGCGGCAGCAGCTTGCTCTTGTTGGGCTGCTTGCTGTTCAGCCTGTTGGGCGGCTTGTTGCTGCTGTTGCGCCGCCTCATCTCCGCCGCCTTGCTGATCTTCGCCGATCATGTCCAGAGCATCTTCGACTTCACGGCCCATCTTAAATCGACGCACCGCAGATATTAACATCGACTTTGCCGCCTCTAGTGGCAGATAACCAGCAGCGACCGCCGGGCCAGCGTTGCCAATGAATGACGATACACCTTGAAGTAATCCCGTCATAGCTTCTTGGTCAGCCGCCTGATTCCCGGAGACAGTCGCGTCAGTTTCGATATCAACACGATACGAACGCTGTTTGTCGTCGCGTAATACTTGCAAACATTCTTCCCAGGTGGGTTTATCTAGCACTTTTTGAAGCATCCCTGGGATAGGTTGCTGCTGTTGTGCCATCATCTGAGCTTGCTGTTGCGCCTGCATCTTTTCTTCAGGGCTTGGCAGCTTAACGTCAGTCATCATGGCGATGCTGTCGGGTTGGAACTGCTCTGAGATAATCTCTGCCGCAATGCGGATTAGATCGCGGGCATAGCGTTGGACGTCGCGGCTCATGTCGTCCAGACGCATCGTGCCAAACTGCACTTTGAGTTGTTGTGCGCCTAAAGTCTCTGAAGACGACGACGAACCGCGCATAATATCGGCAATGCCTGTTATTTCATAGATTGTCTTCTTTATTTGCTCTCTCTGGTTGTATAGGTCTCCCAGGACACTCGCAATCCTTTCAATCGGCCACATCCAGATGGCGTTGCTAAGTCCGCCAGACTGCATCAAAGGCAACACATCCTGCGCCGGGACCATCATGTTTTCGCCAGCATCCATCAGGTTAGACATCTCTGTGATGGTGCTGTCGTAAATGCCGCGCACTTTACAGGCTGCTATGATCCCGCTTATGCGACGCGTGATGTTGTCCAGTTCGTCCGCTTGGTCCTTGTAGAACCGGAATGGCTCAACGGGGACAAGGCTGTCGGTGTTCTCAGTCGCGTAAATGGGACGTGGCGTCGGGAAGAAGTTGCTTAATTGCAACGGGTCTGGGTCGACTTTCAAGGGTCGTTCTTTCAAACTTTTGGATATAAATATCACTTCCTTATCGCGGTGTGACCATATCTCCCAGACGGTAGCGCGTTTAAACGTATCGGCGACCTCGTCGCCGTCCTTGTCTTCCATCCCGATTGGTGAGTAATCCAGCGTGACTTCGTCGCCGATCTTCTCGCCGAATTTGGATCGCAGGTCGTCGCGGGTCATCAAATGCCGAAAGGCGATCCACTCGACCTCTTCCCAGATGCGACCTGGGCCATGTCGAAAGTCAGCCCAGTTGATGTGCTCGAACTTGACCTCTTCGCCTTTGAGGTCGTCGTACATGCCGCCTTCGTCGTCGGGTTCCTCCGCGAACACCGGGTCGTAACGAACCCGCGTGACACCGCGACCGCATAGTTGCTGGTCTTTGACCGCCATTCTCATGTAGCGGTCGAAGTTGCATTCGTCCATCGTGTAGGACAATGCACGTTCCAGAACGTCAGATATCTCTTTGCCAATCGGGTCAGCGTCACGGTAGCGCCGCCGGACGTCAGGCTTGGGAGACTGATTGTATAACGCCGGACAGATTGTCTGAATGTTGGAGTAGAGAATGTTGTAGCGGTTTGCGCCAGCATAGCGACCGCCTTGGGACGACTGGGACTTCTCGTCGCGGTATCGAGCGGCCACGTCCTTTGCGCGGGATCGCCAGCTTGCTTCGACCTTGTCGCTCAGGTCTAACTCTGCGATCCACCGCGCAACAACGCCGGGTGCGCCTTTACCCGCATCCTCTGGCGTGACCAGGGTGCCTTCTTCGGCTTGGTATGAATTATCCTGCATAGCCGCCGCCCTTTGGTTTACCGGTCAACGCGGCAATCATTCCGCTGTTCTTTTTCTGTTTCTTCGGCTTCACAATTTTCTTCATAATGCCCTCTAAATCAATGATGACACAAATGCAACGGTAATTGCAAACTAATCGTACACATGCCGTTGTCTAACCGACTTCATCAGGTCGCCCATCGTCATGGTTGATTTACCGCCGATGTTTAGCGTGGGGTTGGGATTGGGGTCTTTCTTTCTGACCGGCTCTTTCCAGACCCATGACAGATATCGCAAGGCGTCGGCAAAGTGATTTGTCCAATCGTGGACAGGGCGATCTCTGAAGCATTTCTTATCGTCGTCCCATTCACGCCTGAATTGACCCAGAGCGTTGAGGAAATCTTCCTGGCCCTGGTCTATCCATAACCTAGAGAATAGGTGCCTGGCGGCTAGTATGCCCTGCATTTCGGTATTTCTATTTTGCAGTATCGTGACGTTCTTCAGGTCATAATCTTTTGTGAACTGCTCATATACTGACCGCCCAGCCGCCGCGAGCGTCTTAGCCTGCGCGTCATGAGGCAGCACATGCCTCGAATACTCATAAGGCTTGCCGGAAATAACTCCAGCGTAATGCTCAAGATTGTGACCGTTTGCGCTATAAGTATCGATGATCCGAACCTCATTAGCGATGATTTGAACGAACAGAATGACCGTATCGTCCGAATAGCCAATGTCCCAGACAGTCATCACCGGCAGGTCTGGATCGTATGCCACATCGCAGATGCGACCCTCTGAGCGCGCAGCCGCCAGCTCAGTACCGTAGAAACTACCTAATATGGCGGCTTCAAAGCTGCACATATATTCCTGCTCAAATTGTGCTGCGCCAAAGTCGCCACCGTACAGCGCCACATATTCGGCCTTGATCTCGTCAAGTTGCGCGATTGCAAACGCACCGGTATCGAGAACATTTGAGACCTCAGCAAACCAGCCGTCAGTTTTCATGCCGTAGTTAAACATCTCATAGGCGTGGTTCTTGCCGCGTGGCGTCGTAACAAACATTGCCCAGCCATTGTTTTCTCGTAGCATAGGGCTGATGTAGCCCCAGGCCGATGGGTTAGCCAGCGCCCACTCAGAAAACGTTATCCCGGCTACGCCAGCCCCAACTAATGAATTGTAGCGGTCAGACCCTATAACTTGCCACGTCGCACCATTCTTGAACCGAATGAACATCTCTCCTTCGTTTGTCGATTCACGCAATTCTTCAGGGAATGCCTCATCGATTCGGCGTAATCCCGTGTGCGGATTCACTGCACTCCATATGGCCTTGCGAGCCTGGGCAAACTCAGGAAGGCACGTCCAGTACGTGGCTGGGCGATCTATCAATGCCTGAAATGTGACGTCTAATGCGATCTCGTCCTTACCCCAGCGGCGATGGGCGATGGAGATGGCGCGTTTGTTCTCCATCCCGCCGTCCACCATATATTTATGCAGCGGTGCCTGATAATTCCTGATGCGGCGCTGGACTATCATTTCTCGTAGATATTCTGAATGGACCAATTAAGGTCACCGCTGTGTTCGATCTCGCTCTTTTCCTTCCAGCCCATTTGCGTCTTGGCCCAAAGAGACGCGGCGGTCATATTACCAGACATCGCCGCGTTGAATATAGACCCACCGATTTTAGCGTTGGCCTTAATTTTTGCTGTTTTAAGCTCTTCCGCAAAATATTTGCGCATGGTCTTATCATCAATCCCATTGTCGCCAATACATAGCGCAATGCTTTCATGCGGTATGCCCACGGCACACATAAGGCTGACCGTCTTTCGGTCATCATCGGTCGGCTTATAGGGCGGTCTTCCGTTTGGTTTTCCTGTTGCTTTACGAGGCATTGGCTAATAAAGGGGAAAAAGTGTCCCCGTTTCCTTCTAAAGTTGGAACGTCAGATTTCAGCGTATCATCTTTCTCATCAGATTTCTTCGAAATATATCTAAAACTATAAGTTTTCACGCCCTCACGAAAACCAGCTTTCCGCGACATATTTCTTCCTAAAACATTTTTGGTTCTTCTGTCAATTTTTAATAATTTCCATTTTGGGCTTTTGTTCATTGCTTTAAATATAGGAACAGAAGAAAATTTACACATAACATCAAAACCTTCTGAAATCATTACATCAGAAGCTAGATCAACCATTTTTATACCTAACCCTAAACCTGCATAATCTGGATGTATGACTATTCTATTTGCGTGCATCTTTTTGACCGTTCCCTTTCTATGAGGAACATAGTTAGCAAAACACTGAAACCCAACTTGATCGCCGTTATGAAACAATCCAAAAGTTTCTATATGACCTCCGGGAAGTCGTTCACTTAAATAATGATACTTGCTAAAATATTTCCATGTTTCCCTACCAACTCGTTTAACGTCGAATTGTAATCTTTCACTTTTATTTCGCTGAATACACCTCCAGTCTTTATATGATTGCTTATTGCAATCAATAACCCAGTCGGGTTGCAACCATTCCTCAACGTCATAATGACATGAACATAAAATGATCTGTTTTCCGGTGCGTTTGGCGTGTTTTTGTATGCAATGAGACATAACCTTGGCAACCGTGCGATCTACTACGGATGTCCATTCGTCAATAACTATGACGCTACCTGCGTCCTTCGCCATTTGCAACGCCACTTCGGCTCTAGCGCGTTGTCCGTTTGATAGTGTGTAAGCGGGCCTAACCCAACACATCACTGCCGTTAAACCGACGCCTGACAACATAGCGGCGCATTCATCATAAGAATAATGCTCTGGGAATTGGTTTATAACGGGTTGCGTCATGTTTAGTATTTCATTTAGGCAATCGTCGCCAAATATGTTCTTGATTAAAGTGGTCTTGCCTGACCCTGACGCGCCGACAATCAACCCAATGGAATAATCTGACTTTATATCCGCATTCACTTTGAAGTGATGAACGGATTTTTTTTCCGTATCAATATCTAGGGAATTGGCTGCTTTTTGACATCGAAACGATTTCGAAACATCACTTTTTAGAGTCAACTCATAAGTTTGCAATTCAACCCCCTTTGCTCTAATTCTTCGTAGAGCGTTTGACAGTCCATTTCACTTGTCAATTCTATTATAATAATATGCTTATTTTCATCTGTTACAATATTATCTGGGTTTGTTCCCAATTCGTCCGGATACATTACGGCAGTTAGATAATTTGCATCAAACCCAATCAAACTGAGATCAAACCCCTCGCTATTCAGGTCCTTCATTTCCACCGATAGCAAATCCATATCCCACCCGGCGTTCTGCGGTAGCTGATTATCCGCCAGAACATAGGCCTGCTTCTGTGCCTTGGTCCAGCCGCTCGCCGTCATGGTTGGTATTTCATCGATGTCTAGCTTTCGCGCTGCCATGACGCGACCATGCCCCGCTATGATCTCGCCATCCTCATCAATCAGCACTGGGGTAGTCCATCCCCATTCCTTGATAGACGCCGCAAGCTGCGCAACCTGTTCATCAGAATGCGTCCTAGCATTCCTTGCATACGGTATCAGCGCATCCACCTTGCGCCGTTCGATTTTATCCGCTGGCCATTTCATATCATTCTCCCTTTTTTAGTGTCGCCAGCTTTCACGCGCTGTAGCAAACAGGGAGGCATCTGCGAGCAGCATGTCCGCTGGCGACAATTATCATCTAGCACGTAAATTCCCATAAGTCACCCTCTGCCCGCGAAGTACCCCTTTAACCCCTACCCTAAAGGGTAGGGGGTTTTTGGGGTACACGTTTCTGCGGTTCTTGGCCCCTCGAACCCCAAAAACCCTTTTTGTACCCCAGGGGTTTTTAGGGTACTCATTTATCACCTCGATTTACCATCATAGCAGACGACCAAACCGCATCAATTATCGTCCATCCGCCGCTATTTTTGGCAATCATATTTGCAATGATTAACGCGCCGATCAGCTTATTTTCATACGAT